TACTCAGGGAACGAATACTTATACACTTGATTATGATACAATAGATATTATTAATGCTAATATTTTAGATGGATCAACAGAGTATAGTATGACTAGACTTGGTATAAATGATTATGCTGCTATCTCGAATAAAACTCAACAATCAAGACCTACTCAATTTTATTTACAAAGATTAAATACTCCACAAGTTTTAATTTATCCAACACCTGATCAAGCTTATACTTTAAGATATTATAGAATGAGAAAAATTCAAGACGTTACTGCTTCAACTGTAAATGGTGTAGAACAAAATTTAGATATTCCATTTAGAGCTTTTGAATGTATGTGTGCAGGACTTGCTTATTACTTATCTAAAAAAAGACCAGGAATAGATCAAGCAACAAGAGCTGAATTAAAAATAGATTACGAACAAGCTTATGAAAGATTAATAGCAGGAGATGACTCACCCTCTACTAGAATATTACCTAGTACGAGTTATTATAACTAATGCCACGTTTTGCAGATAGAAGTAATAAACCTCATAGAGCACCACATCAAAAATTTTCAAGTGGTCGTAATGCTAGAGCTATATCTGATCGTTCTGGTATGGAATTTCCATATAATGAAATGGTATTTGAATGGACTGGAGCTCTAGTACATACTTCTGAGTTCGAACCAAAACAGCCACAATTAGATTTAACTTATTTTACAGATGCACAATCTTTACAAAATGCTAGACCTCAAGCTAATTTATCTGCAACAGGAGGTGTTCCTGATCAAATAGAGCTCATTTATCCTTCTACATCAGGTTCTGTCTCTAATATAGGTATAGCACAAACAAGCACAAATTTGTTATCAATTGATGTTGGAAATGTTACAGTGGTAACATAATGGAAAATAAAAAATTAGGTGTAATGGTCGCAACACCTTGTTATGGCGGTCAACTTACAGAGGCATATCTACATGGAATTTTAGATACAGTTAGAGTTGCTAATAAATATAAATTTCAAATGCATTTAAATACTATGGGTAATGAGAGCTTAATTACTAGAGCTAGAAATACTTTAGTAACACAGTTTTTAGATGCTGATAAAAAAGATCCAGATAGATTTACTCACTTAATGTTTATTGATAGTGATATAGGATTTGGTGGAGAAGCTGTTTATAAATTATTAAATAGTGATCACGATGTAGCATGTGGAATATATCCTAGAAAATCTATTGATTGGAAATCAGTAGAAGATTTTAGTAAAAAAGGAATGTTTGATAATTTAGAGCAAAAATCTTTAGGTTATAATTTAAATTTTGCAAGTCCTTTAGATATTAAAGTTAAAAGTGGTTTTACTGAAGTATTAGATGCGGCAACTGGATTTATGTGTATTAAAAAAGAAGTTTTTTATAAAATGAAAGAAGCTTATCCTAATCTTAAATATACATCAGATCAGATTATTAATAATGAACGATTTTCTAGTGATAATTGTTACGCATTTTTTGACTGTATTATTGATGAAAAAAGTAATAGATATCTATCAGAAGATTATGCTTTTTGTCGTCTATGGCAAAAAATAGGCGGTAAAATACATGCTGATGTACAGAGTCCATTAACTCACTATGGAACTTATGCATTTAGAGGTCATGTATGGAGCAAATTTGATGTAAAAGGAGTAGATCAAAATGCCAATGACGTACAGCAGTCTAAAGACTGATATACAAACCTGGGCTGAAAATACCGGAACTGACTTTAATGCTCAGCTTGATACTTTTATAGATAATACACAATATAAATTATCAAGAGATATAGACCCTGTTGGATTTAATGAAAACGTAACAACTTCAATGTCAGTTGGAGATAGATTTATAACTTTACCTACAGCAGTTGATCCTATGCTTATTAATTATTTAAATATAATTGTAAATGGAGACAGAAAATTTTTAGAAATTAAACCAGTTGAGTTTTGTCAAGAGTATTGGCCGAATACCTCTATTACATCAGAGCCTAGATATTTTGCTAATTTTGATGATACTCATCTATATGTTGCACCTACTCCAGATAGTGCTTATACTATGGAATTAGGCTATCAAGGAAGAATTAACCCATTATCTAATACAAATACAACGAATTGGTATACTGACAATTCTCCTGATGCTTTACTTTATGGTTGTCTAGCAGAAGCAAATCTCTTTACAAAGAACATGGAAGACTATACTATCTATAAACAAAGATATGCCGAAAGTGTGGCTGCTATTAATAATGAAGCTCGTAGAAGAAGAAGAACCGACTACAAGTTTCCTGGTAGTCCATTAGGCGAAAACACATTAACTGGAGGACAATAATTATGGCCATATCTCAAGCGATAACAGTGTCGTTCAAGCAGGATTTAATGTCGCCTGGTGCAAACTTGGAATCAGCTACATTAAAAGTTGCTTTGTATGATAACACTGCTACACTTAATCAAAATACTACCGCTTATATTACTGCTAATGAAATTTCAGATAGCGGTACTAATTATGTTATAGGTGGTGAAACTTTAACCAACGTTGCAATAACAGTTGATGGAACTACAGCTATTTTTGATGCTGATAATGTTTCATGGGCTAATGCAACTATTTCTGCTCAAGCAGCTTTACTATATAATTTTACTAATAGTAATGCAGCAATTGCAGTTTTAGATTTTGGTTCTGTTAAAACTTCTACTAACGGTACTTTTGAATTACAGTTTCCTAACGCAGACGCTACTAACGGCTTAATCAGAATAGCTTAGGAGAATTACTCCTATGGCTACTGCACAAGCAGGTTGGGGACGACTTACATGGAACTCAGGTGCGTGGAGCACAACACCTGATGTTGGTGTCGTTATATCTGGAAATCAATTACAAACTGAAATTGATTTTGGTGCAGGTTGGAGTAGAGATACTTGGAACGCAGGTGCTTGGAATATTGGACTAGGTGCTGTTCTTACAGGTAATGGAAATGTATTTTCTTTATCAACACTTACTGCACTTCAAACAGCAGTTGGAGATGTTGACCATACTGGAACAGCGGTTGTTTTACCAACAGGACAAGAAGCAAATATAGAATTAACTTCTGCTTTAACAATTGTAGATGGAGAAGGAGTATTTGTAGGAATTGCAACTCCTCCATTAACTGCAAGTTTATCAAATACTGGATTAAGTACAAATAATTTTTTAGCTATCACTGGTGAAGAATTAACAGTTGAAAATAACTTAGCTAATGTCGTCATCACTGCCGGTGCTCCTATTACTATTCAAGGTCAAGAATTAATATCTAATCTAGGAGTAGTTGTTACAGGAACAGCTAACTTTATAGATATAAATGGTCAAGAAATTACTGCTACTTTAGATAATCTTATAGTAACAGCTTCTGCTCAAGTTAATGCTACTGGTATACAATCTAATACTGCTTCGGGTAACGTTTCAGTGGCAGAAGGACATGGAGTAGTCATAACGGGTAACTCTATAACTATATCAGAGGGTAACGTTACAGTTACTGGAATAGCAGCTATTAATATTACTGGAATACAAGCAAACGTTGATTTAGCAACACTTAGATTTTGGGATCCAATTGTTACAAATACTAATGTTGAGAATTGGACAAATATTCTAGCAAATGCTACTTCTGAGAGCTGGACAAATATATTAAGGTAGACAAACAATATCCAAATGTATAATATTTACAATATTAATAATTAGGAGTATAAATAATTTATGCCATCAAGTTATACATCAAGATTAAAATTAGAACGCCAAGCTTCTGGAGAAAATTCAGGTACTTGGGGTAATCTAGTAAATTATGTTTTTAATAGAATTGATTCAGCAGTTAAAGGTTATCAATCAGTTAGTGTTGCAGGTTCTTCTAATGTTACATTAACATCAAATAATTCTACAAATAATACAGATGATTCTACTACAGACGATCAAGTCCATAATGCAGTATTAGAATTTACAGGAGCTTTAACAGGCAATATTAATGTATTCACAGATGCTGTGGAAAGTAAGTACACAGTATTTAATAACACTTCAGGTTCATACTCTTTAACTTTTGCTCCAACAGGAGGTACGGGTGTTGAACTTACTCAGGGTACAAAAACATTTGTTTACACAGATGGTACTACTATGGTAGATATAATGCAAAATTTAGGTACTGTGAATGCAGCCTCTGTTTTAATAAATGGAACTGCGCCTGCGACTACCGGAAAAGCAATTGCAATGGCAATAGTATTTGGATAATAGGAGGAAAATATGGCAAACCCAAATATAGTAAATGTCTCTACAATTAATGGAAAGACAGATGTATTTGCTTTAACTACTGCTAGTGCAAACTTAGTTACAGCTACTGCAAATACAGTTTTTAAAATAAATTCAATTATGATCGCTAATATTGATGGCACTAACGCTGCTGATGTTACAATTAATTATTACGATGGTTCAGATTCAAGAGCTATTGCTAATACAATATCGGTACCAGCAGATGCAACGTTGGCAGTAATTGATAAAAATAACTCTTTTTATTTAGAAGAAAACGAAATTATTCAAGGATTTGCTTCGGCAAACTCTGACTTAGAGTGTTTAATATCATATGAAATAATTTCGTAAGGAGGTTATAATTATTAAATTATGGCTAACGGCGGAATTATAGGACCCGAAAATAAAACCAGTTTTGGTAAAGATACAGTCACATCTAAAACTTCATCAGGATGTTTAACTACACAACCAGGAACAAGATTTGTTGATGCAGTTATTGTAGCTGGTGGCGGATCTGGTGGAGCATTTACTACAGGAGGCGGCGGTGGAGGCGGCGGTGGAGGTTTTATTTCATTATCATCACAACCTGTCTCTGGAAATACCAATTATCCATTAGTAGTTGGAGGAGGTGGAAGTAATTCTTCAGGAACAAATTCAAGTGGTTTTAGTCAAACTTCTATAGGTGGTGGAAAAGGTGGACCTACAAGTTCAGCTGGTTCAGCAGGAGGTTCAGGAGGTGGAGGTGGATCACCAGGAGGAGCTGGAGGAACAACACCAACACCTGCACAAGGAAATGTAGGAGGGGTTGCAGGAACTTCTGCACCTAATTATGCTGGAGGTGGCGGCGGCGGTGCTGGTGGTGCAGGTGCTTCAGGAGCTTTACCTTGTAGTCCAGCTAGAGGAGCAGGTGGTGCAGGTGCACCAAGTACAATTACAGGTTCAAACATTAGATATGCTGGAGGTGGAGGTAATGGTATTGCAGGTGGTAATTTAGGTATAGCTTGTTGTGGCGGTGGTGGCGGCGGTGGTTATCCAGGAGCAGCAGCTTATGCTGGCTGTGCAAACACTGGTGGAGGTGGCGGTGGATCAGGAAGACCAGCTGAAAATGGAGGAAATGGCGGATCAGGAATCGTCATCGTAAAAGAATTAAACAAAGCATCAGGCAAGTGGACACTTGCTGAACAGTTAGAGAATTTAGAAGCAGGCACGTGGCCGAAGAGAGTAGCAAATATAGATTATTTAGTCGTTGCTGGAGGTGGTGGTGGCGGTGCACAAAACTCAGGTGGTGGCGGTGCAGGTGGTTACAGAGCATCAGGATATGGACCAAGTCCATTACAAGGCACAGCACAAGAATTAGGTTTAGGAAGTTATGCAATTACCGTTGGAGGTGGTGGAGCAGGAGGACAACCTTCTGGTGGTCCTGGTATGGGAGTTTCAGGAACTAATTCTGTTTTTAATACTATTACATCAACAGCAGGTGGTGGAGGTGGTGGTAGAGCAGGAATTCCAGCAGGATGTTCAGCAGGTTTACCTGGAGGATCAGGTGGTGGTGGAGCAGAAGGTTCACCTGGAGCAGGAACAGGAAATACACCATCAACAAGTCCATCACAAGGAAACCCAGGGGGAACATCAAAAGGCGGCGGTGGTGGAGCCACTGAAGCTGGTGTTAATGGACCTGGCGGAAGAGGTGGAGCAGGAGCTCCAAATAGTATTACAGGAGTAGCAACAGCATATGCAGGTGGTGGTGGAGCTGGATGTTGTTCAGCAGGAGCAGCTTCTCCTTGTGGAACAGGTGGAGCAGGGGCAAGTGGAAATAGTAATGGTAGTGCAGGAACTATTAACAGAGGTGGTGGAGGTGGTGGATCAAAAGATGCCTCTGCAGCTGGTGGAACGGGAGGAGCAGGCGGTTCAGGAATCGTAGTCGCTAGAGCACCTTCAAGTGCAGGAGTTATTTTCTCAGCAAGTCCAGGATGTGCGGGATCTGTATCTCAAGCACCTTGTGGAGCACAAGTTGCAACCTTTACAGCTTCAGGAGATTT